CCTCGGATATAATTTCACTAAATCTCATGTTTTTGTCCGTAAATAGTTGACTTTATTGCGTAATTCTGTTACACTACATATCTTATTTATCACTTTGGGCTTTTATCTTGACAAATCAATCTATCAAACGCATCGGCTTTGCTTGTAAATTTAGCGAACTAAACAGCAAGGGCGAAATCTGTTCAATCAAAGAACTTAATACAGGCGGTACAACTCACGCTTGGGTCAAGCGACAAACCCGTAGTGCAGCAGAAGAAAAGGTACTTGATGTATCAAAACAAAACATTATACATACTCACAATCTGGTTAAAAAAGTAGCAACACTACAACCCGAACTACGTATGGTTCGTCTTACTAGTGATATGTTGCCTTTCTATACAATGGATGACTGGCAAGACTTTTGGCAAGATAAATCAATGCAGGATAATCTAGCACGATGGTTCGCACCCATCGGTGAAACAGCACGGGCTAATGATGTTCGTCTTAGCTTTCACCCTGACCAATTTGTAGTTTTAGCTAGCGACCGTGAAGAGGTAGTAAATAAGAGTATAGAAGAATTTGAATATCATGTTGACATGGTTCGTTGGATGGGCTATGGCAAAACATTTCAAGACTTCAAAGTTAACGTACACATCAGTGGTCGTAAAGGTCCACAGGGCATTCGTGATGTGTACAATCGTTTGTCACCAGAAGCCCGCAACACACTTACACTAGAGAATGAGGAATACACACATGGACTACTTGACTGCTTATCATTATCTGACCTCGTACCTACGGTCATGGACATTCACCATAATTGGATACGTGAAGGACAATACATTCAACCTAATGATGCGCTTGTACAACGGGTTATTGATAGTTGGCGTGGCGTTCGCCCTACTATGCATTACAGTGTTAGCCGCGAAGATATACTCGGAGAACATTCCACAACACGATTACCCGATCATGGTGCGTTGATTAATGAAGGACATAGCAAACAAAAACTTCGGGCGCATAGTGACTATTATTGGAATGATGCAGTGAATGACTGGGCATTGACATTTGTTGATAACTTTGATATAATGTGTGAGTCAAAGGCAAAGAATCTTGCCAGCTTTAAATTATTTGAGAGATATAAAAATGGGAATATTTGATAAACTATTTGGTAAAAAATCAGAACCAGTTCTAGAGGCATCTAAGACTACTAAGGAAAAGAAACCTCGCAAACCTAAGGTAAAGAAGGAAGTGCCTACATCCTCAGACAAAGAGAAAGCTACTGCTGAAGGATTACCTTATGTTAATATATTAAAGATGGAAATTGACCCTTATGATATTAACAGTGGTGCATTTGAACTTGATTTCAATGATAAGTTTGTGTTAAACTTGATTCGTGCAGGGTATAAGATACGTGATGATGATACTGATACTATCATAGTTGACCGCTGGTTCCAAACTGTGTGCAGGAATGTAGCACTTGAACTGTATGAACAACAGCAAGCAGACCCGGAGAATCGGGCACAGGCCTCAGATATGAGAGTGGTCCGTGCTAGAGACTTGGGAGACGGACGTACAGAAGTCAGCTAAACAAAGTTGACAATAAATGTAGAATGTGCTATACTGCGTATTGATCAATTTAATAGGAGTCTACAATGACTACTGACACTTTTTCCCCAATGGGATTGCTTTCGCAGAAACAAGATGAATTCTTGTTTAGGAATGTTATTGATGCTATTAAGCAAAATATAATCAATGATTTTAGCCAAATAATTACTGTATCAGCGGATACAGGTGATGGCAAAACTTTTACTATAATTAATTATGTTTTGCCCGAACTGATTCGTATGGGCTATGATAACTTTATATACATAGCACCTGATGTTGGTTTGGTAAAGCAAACCCGTGACATGACGCATGATATTATGGCAATGCGTATTATTAACGGCAAGCCAGTGAATGTTATTGATGAAGATACTACCAAGAAATATATTAAAGGTACGTTAAAGTTTCCTGAACATTGTGTAAACATTTTTTGTATAACTAAAAAAATGTTTTTAGAAAACAAAAATGTTTTTATCAAGGGACATCTTAGTGTAGGGAAAATCGGTAATCTAACAGTGTTTGATGATGAGGCACATAGTCAGACAGGGGTGCCTACTAATCGTGATACAAAACCCAGCACCGGTGTAAGCAACAAAAAAGCAAAATTATCTACATTCAAAGCATTAAATGCCTTGCGTAAGACAAAGGTAAATATTATCGGGACTAGTGCTACACTTACTAATAGTCAAAAGGGAAAAACAACAGACGGTAAAAAATTGTTTATGCGTTTGCCAACTATGACAAAGGACCCGATTACTTGTACATTTGCAGATTTTACAACTGTCAGTGCTACTGACTTGATTGGTAATTGGAGTTTTGAAAAAATGTTGAAACAAGGAATAAATTTGTTTGTTAAACATTGCCGTGAAGTAGATGATTTGCATAATAAAATTACTGATGCTACATGGAATATTTTGAATACTACTTCAAATTCTAAATTTGCAGAAGTACGTCCCTCTTTGATTATCAAAGTAGGTAGAAGTAATGCCACTAACGGAATCAAATATGATGATTGCATTGACTTAATTAAAAAAGAAGTGTCAAAGCACAATATGATCCTTGCTGATTTAGTAAAGATGACGTTTGACGGGTTAAAAATTAAAGACATGGGAGACATGATTCGCACTATTAATGCTAACGGGTCAAATAAAAATGTTGTAATTGTTACCAAGGATAAGGCAAGTGTAGGCATTAATGTCCCAACGTTAACTCATGCTATAATTGCACGTTCACCTGCACAAAAATTAATTCACAATAATTGGTCTCAGTTTTTGGGTCGTTTGACTCGTATGCCTTTCTTTCGTAGTCACAATGATGCAAAAGATTTTATATTTGGGCTTGATATTCACTACGATCAAAAAGCATTATTAACTAACTACTATGCATTGATGAATTGGAGCCACAGTATTGTTCCCGAAGAAAGTGAACTATTGTCTAGTCGTGTAAATTTTGATGATGATGATGACATTGATGAAACTGTAATGGATTACAGATTAAAAAACACAATGTCGTTAGATGAAGGTAGAAATTATTTATTTGATGGACTACGTGAATCTTGTCAGGGTAAAAATAGTTTTGGATATACTCTACAACGTCTACGCCCTGAACAAGCAAAATTCATTAAAGAACAATTTTGCCGCAGTTGCCCGCGTGATGATTTTGGATTGCCAAAATGTTTGCCCAATGTATATGAAGCCTTTACTAAAGAATATGGATTTGTATCATTAGATACATTCTTATCTAATTCCAATGGAAGTGCCCTACACCGCGAACATAAAAACAATAACCATTATGACAACGATGAACAAAATTCCACTTATGTATGCGGGACATTGCATGGATTTAAAACTGATATTTTTGAAGATAACAAACAACGTTATACAACAACAAATGGGAAAATGATTCCTAGCAAATTAAACAAAATTACTGTATAATATACATATATTATGAAATACGCACTAATCGACACTGCCAATACCTTCTTTCGTGCCCGTCACGTGGCATCACGCAGTAGTACCGTGGACGAGAAGATCGGCATGGCAATTCATCTCACATTAGCAAGTACTAATCAAATTGTTAAACGTTTTGGAATTGATCATGTAATCTTTTGTTTAGAAGGTAGGTCGTGGAGGAAGGACTTCTATAAGCCTTATAAAGCTAATCGTGTAGTAGATACAATGTCTCAAACAGAGGCAGAGGTAGAAGAAAATAAAATGTTTTGGGAAACGTATGATAGTTTCACGACCTATCTCAAAGACCGCACAAACTGTAGTGTCCTGCGTGATCCAAAGGCTGAGGCTGATGATTTGATTGCAAGGTTCATTCACTTGCATCCCGAAGATGAACATTTTATAATTTCAAGCGACACGGACTATGTACAATTAATTACTGACAAGACCAAGCAGTACAATGGGGTAAGTGGTGAACTAATTACACTTGAGGGTTACTTTGATGACAAAGGTCGGCCAGTAAAAGATAAATTAAAGAATCCTAAACTATTAGAGGATCCACAATATTTGCTATTTAAGAAATGTATGCGCGGTGATTCAACCGACAACGTATTCAGTGCTTTTCCCGGGGTGCGTGAGAAAGGTTCAGCAAAGAAAGCTGGGTTGATTGAGGCTTATGCCGATCGTAACAAAATGGGCTTTGATTGGAACAATATGATGTTACAGCGCTGGACCGATCACGAAGGTAATGAGGTCCGTGTGCGTGACGCATATGAACGTAATCGGGTATTGATTGACTTGACAGCACAGCCCGATGATGTTAAACTGTCAGTAGATACAAACATTCGTGAGGGTGTTCGTACAACTACTATTCCTCAAGTTGGAATTCACTTGATGAAGTTTGCAGGTAAGTATGAATTGAACAAGATTGCGGACAACGCAGAGACATATGCGAAATGGCTTAACAGTCCCTATGTAGGAGTATTAAAATGAATAACAGAGTAAGAGAATTAATTAAAGAACATGGAAGTGATTCCAGCGGCAAGTGGGTAGCAGTTGATAAAGTAGAATTGATTGCTGAGATGATTGTAAAAGAATGTGCTGATATTGCTGATAAAGCAGAACCATACAAGTCTACTGATTTGATTAGACAACACTTTGGAGTTGAAGAATGAAATTTAAAATTTGCGGAATAGACTACGAAGTAAAATATAAGACCCCAGAAGAAATGCAAGGTACAATTGGTCTAGCACGATTCAATGATCAAGAAATTTGGATTGGTAATCAATTTACTGAACAAACTAAAAAGATTGCATTGTGGCATGAAGTATTGCATATACTAGACCATGCTTACAATCTAAAAATGACAGAAGAACAGGTTAAGTTTCAAACACATGCACTAATTGCATTAGTAGAAGATAACCCCGAAGTATTTAAAAATTGAAAAAAGATTTTGTTTTTGGCTTTCTAGTTAGCACTATATTTTGGCTGTTTTTGTTAAGTCAGGTAGATATTCCCGAAATGATTATTGTGCACAAAAATGTTTGTGTAAACACTATAAAGAGTTAATGATGCGTAAATATATAACCAACAAATTCAATAATGTATTTCTTCCCTATGAAGAAGGTTTGATTGAATGGCTAGTTGAGAATTATCCAAGTAGTCAATATCGTATAGTGGAGGTTAAATGAAAACAGTAAAAAATTTCTACAAAGATAGAGTAACAGTGCTGATAGCAATAATGAAGGATGCAACCTTTATTTGGAAAAGCACTTTTGGTAATAAAGTATTGAATGAAGTCCCTAAGGGATTTGATTCATTATCAACAACAAAACCCCCAATGGGTGCTAATGATTATCATTTTAAAAAAAATATAAAAGAATTAGCTGAATTAATTGAACAAGAAACAAATCAAGTAATTGTAAATGCTTGGGGAAATATTCTTAAATCAAATAAATGGTTAGGTGCTCATGCACATAATCATAATAAAAAAATTAAATCAGTTGCAACATATATTGTTCAAGCGACTCCCAATGACACAATAACTTTTGAAGATCAGGAAGTTCCTGTAGAAAATAATATGTTGTTAATTTTTGATTCAGCATTATATCACGGCATTAAACCCATTGAACGTAGAAGTGACCTTATGACAATAACATTTGAATTGACCGACAAATGATTAACTTTCATTTCAAACTTGATAACCCTTGGAGTGACCGTTGGGATTATCTTTGGTCTAAACACAAAATGATTTTCAAACACAAAGCATGGGAAATCAGTGCATATCGTACAAACACTATTGTTGAATTATATTTTCACTATAGAATAAGATGTGACCACGCCGGTGTTAAATTTATGTTCAGTTTATTTGGTTACTCTATTGAATTTAATTTATATGATACCCGTCATTGGGATGATGAAACAAACAAGTGGGCAACACTATGAGAAATCAAGCAGACTATTTCAAAGAGAATCGCCATCAAGCCAAATATGAATTTGGTGAACGTATCTTTGGATATTGGAATAAGATTCCATTCGTTGGTACAGTTGGCAATGATACTGTAATCAACGACACAATTGGACCGCAGTACAGTATTCATTTGGATTTACCAATACGCTTTGAGAATACTACTTATAATGTTATAGTAGATAAACAAAGTAATTTTAAGAAGATTACAAAATTAATAGAAATGGAAGAAGATGTCA